GAGTTGGCCACCAACGAGGACGCACGTCGCAAGTTCAACGTCCTGAAAAACGAGTTCGAGCTTGCCGTGAAGAAGGGGGAAGTGCCGAAATGAATTTCGCAAAGCTGTTCCGGCTATACGAGGCTTCGCCGGGGTTTGACAAATTGTCGCACCGCTCGAAGCAAGCCTACGTCTACTGCTCGAAGAGGCTTGAGGATGAACTTGGCAAGGAGGACGTATCCAACCTTCGCCGCTCCACGTTCCTCGCAATGCAAGCCCGTCTGCGTCACCGCCCGGCACTGGTCAACCTGATGACCCGCGTTGCCTCTGTTACGATGTCCTATGGCGTTGACATGGACATTATTCCGGCGAACCCCGTTGCGGGGCTCAAGTCCTTGAAGATTGGCTCTCACGTTCGTTGGGAACCCGACGAGGTCAGGAAGGTGATTGCCCTGAATGATAGGAAGATCTCTACGGCGGTGGCAATCGCGTGGTACACCGGCCAACGCGAGTCCGACATCCTCGGTTTGCGCTGGTCCGACATCGACGATGGCTACCTGTGCATTACGCAGCAGAAGACCAAGCGTGAGTTGAAGATCCGGCTTCACAAGGATCTGATCGACTATCTGGATGCCATTCGCAATGGAGACCCCGAAGACTACTTCATCGTGTCTGGTAAGGTGCGCATGACGGACGGCGCTTTCCGTGCGGCATTCCGCAGGAAGATGGACGGGATCGGTATCGAGAAGACGTTCCACGGCATCCGCAAGGGCGTTGCTTCTTCTCTCGCGGAGAACGGAAGCTCTATAAACGAGATCGCCGCCATCCTTGGACACAAGTCCATACGAATGGCGGCGTACTATGCGGAGCAGGCAAGCGGGAAGAAGCTGGTCGAGAATGCCGTGAGCAGCATCACGTCCTGCGTTTAGGAGAAGAAGTCGGGGTACTTGCTGCCAATTTCCTTGCCATACAGGATGTCAACTTGATTGATTATTTCCTCAAGCTGCTTCTGTAGAAATTCTTGACGCTTTAGCTTGGACTCAGGAGGTATCTTTTCGTTTTCACGAAGCTTCCTGAGTTCGCTTGCTATTTTGTTGCGCCTATTGGAGAGGGCTTTGATGGTGGGGTAAATCTTGAGTTCTGATTTGTACTTTTCCCGTACAGACCTAACCCTCTCCGGGTCTCCATTCTTTATGGCGTCTTTAAGTTCTTCCCCGCGCAGAAGAACGTGATTTACTTTGTCGAAATAGTCCTCAAACGACATTCGTTCGGAAACATTTCCGACAAGCTTTCTGAAGACTGGAATGTTGTTGATTTCCACATTTGACCAGTCGCCCTGTATGACCCTTGGCAGGTCATTTGTTGCCGTGTCGAACAACCGCCTAGCCGTGGCTCCCGTCGCTCCCAAAATGTAATCGTACACGTATTCAATAACATCCGGCTTCACCTCAATAAGGCCCGGCACGAACTCCCCACCGCCAGTCCACTTGCTGAGATAGTCTGCAATGGATATGGCTGTTGGGCTGGTTGACGAGAAAAATGTTTGGCTGTTTGCCTTCGGGATTGACCCCGGAAAGGACTCCGGATAAATTCTTTTTCCGGAATAATCCAAGTTAAGAGAGAGCGCAACCACGGGGTCCATTGCGGTTGGGAGGGCAAAGTTAAGGAAGCTTTCAGTGCCGCCAACGGGGTTAAATGCGTCCACAAACGTGAAGCCTAGGCTGGTTGCGGCCTGACTTGTCGGGTACTTCCCGCGAAAGCTGCGCGAAATCACACGGCCCGCATTGACAAATGCGTTGGCCCCGTAGGCAAGAGGTATGGCGATATACCCCTTCTTGGTTATGCCAAACGGATCCATAAGGATGATGTTGTTTTCGAGCTTGTAGTCTGGGATTTTGTCGTACAAAGGCTCGCCATCCTCGCCCTTCTCCGACATCAAACTGTTTATCAAGTCCTGCACGAGGCCAAACCCAACAAGCCCGCCAAGCGCAATGCGCACCTTCTTGGATCTAAACATGGCGGTGAACAGGGCAAGGTTGCCCTGTACTGAAGCGTTGTAGAAAAGATAAAGCGAGTTCATCACCGGGCCAAGCTCGCCGCGCTGATCAAAGTTCACGGTGATGTTTTTGGCTATGAATGCGGCTTTTGGCCTACTGACATTCGCGGTTTCGATGAGGTTCTTGTAAACGGAAAGCCTGACGGCATTTTCAAATGCGCCGTTGTAGTTCTCAACAAGATCCCTGATTGACTCGAATGACTTACGTATCCTAGACTCTCTAGAGCCAGAGATGTCATTAGCCATTTTCTCAATCCTGCGAAGTCGATCTTCAATTGAGAAGGCCCCGTAAAATCCGGTGGTGCTGCCGCCATCAGCCCTGAAGTCGTCGTACCACTGCTTCCACTCGCTTTGTGCTTCGGGATTTTTAAGAAGGCGAAATACTCCCAGCGCCGCCGAAGGGGCGTCCTTCAGTATCTTCATCTTGACGCCGTCAATGTCGTACTGCGTGAGGTTCAGCATTGCCTGCTGAAGATCCCTTGGGAAGTTAACGAGGGCAAACTCGGGGTTGTAAACCGTGTTCATCTGGGCAAGAAAACGGTTCAGCCCGCCAAGCATTTTTACAAATTTGTTGTTTATCGCTGGGTCGGCGCTTGATGTGGTGATAAGCGCCCTTTGAAGAAGCCGGTTTTCGACAAGGATTGGGATCTCTTCTCCGTTGCGCTTTACAACAAACACGTCGTCCCGATTTTTGTACATCGGGTCAACTATTGACTTGATAACGCCCTTTGAGGTAACGACCCTCTTTAGGGGCTTCTTACCCTTTTCAAGGACTTTCACGCCGTAGCTTTCCATAAGCTTCGGGTTCGCCTCGATAAGCTCCAAGAAAGACAGTCCAACCTTGTTCTTCTCTGCACGAACAACGGCTTCGCTGTTCTGCATCATCGCGTGGGCAATTATGTCAGAAGCCTCAGATGTTCGGCCAAGGGCTCTGGGGTCTTCGCGGCCCCTTATCTTTAAGCCCTGACCAAGCCTTGCAAACGACTCTGATGATGTTTCTCCATCAACGCTCGTCTCGTCCGCGAAGCCGCGAAGAGGGGCGTAGTATTTGTACATCTCAATCTTCACCATCTGGCCGTCTTCATTCTCGACCATCATGGTTTCAAAATCTGGTGTAAGGCCAGCCTCCACACGAAGCCTGTTTGTGTCGTCGATTATGGCTCTAAAAAGACGCTCTGCCTCAAGATATGCGTTCACGTTGGGTGATGCAGCAACATCTTTAAGGATGTCTCCTGCGTCTTTGTAGGACATACCAGACCCATAAGACGGGTCGAACGGTATTTCCTCACCAGTTTCTTTGTCAATCTTCTTGGGGGTTATAGCCCTTATTCTGTCGTTCCGCTCTGCGGCGTGTCGAGCATATAAAAACTTTTCAAACTTGCGGATGTCAAGGCCAGATTTAGTTATGTACTCGACAAGCCTCTTGTAGAGCCCATTTTCCCTGTCCTTCAATTTCTCAGACGTTATGCTTTGTGAGCGCTGGGCGTTCTGGTAGAAGTCCATGGCGTCTGTGACGGTGCCACCATTTTGGCGCACGAAGTCTATTGTTTGGGCAAACGGGATAATCCTGTCCGCCCAACGCATAACAAACAAAGTGATTGCTTCCGTTGATGGCTTGTACCTATCCGGAATAAATCCAAGGGTCTTAGACTTGATCACCCGCTCAATGCCGGTGACAATGGCCGCGTAGTCAAGCTCCTCAATTACCCTGTTGTTGTCCTTTGCGGAAACCTGTGGGACTCGCTGGCCATAGGGATAAACGGGTGCGACAGACATTCTCGGGTTTGGCGGAACATCAATTCGCTGCGACCCCGCCGACTCAACACCGCGCAGGCTTTGCCCACGATCTCTCGCTCCAATGGCTCCCTCCTCAATGGAGGTGAACACATCTTCGTATGTGTTAAGGCGCATGCTGTTGAAGATGCTGCGCACGACCTCTATGATGCGATTTATGAGCCCCGCAACCTTTGGCGGCGGGCCGAGCTTGTTGAGCCTCCAGTCGCGGAACATATCCGCAATTGCTTCCTCAAGGATTGCGTCGGGGTTTTGGTATATCGGGTTTTCGGCAGCCAGAGGACCGTAGATCGCGTTGGCCTTGTCAAGGTAGGTGTACTTCTTACCCTTTATGGGGGTCTCTCTTGCGGCACGCTTTAGCATGTCGAACTCTGCCTGCTTGAGAAGGCCAAGAGACACAAGAGAGTGGATGGCTTCGTGGTCAAGAGCCTCGAAGACGCGATCTGTCATCTCCTCAACAGTGAGGTCGGGGTTGTATATATTGGTAGCGAGAGAAATGACGGACTTCCCTTCGGCGTCCGTCTCCATGCCGAAGGCAACCTTCGATCCTAACCCCCGCGAAAGGGATGAGGCAATCTTCGCATCTACGTCTCTCAGACCATACTTGTTCAGCCTTTCGCGGACCCCGGAAGATATCTTCTCGACCTTGTCCGCCATTGCCTGACGCACGGCAGCTTGTTCCTGCTCGCTAACCGTGGTTGGCCCGGCAAGGCCCCGGAGGAAAAACGAACGCTGATCAGTCCCAGAAAAATCCGCTGCTTGAGCAGCGCCAATTGGACGCGAAGATTTAAGCTGCGCTTCCGGCACATAGTTTTCTGTGCCGTCGTCAAGCTTTACCCTGCGGAACCTCTCGCCATCCGGGGATGTCTCTGCCGGGGCGTCTAAAACCTCTACAGGGATGTCGTAGTCACGGTTAGACCAAGTGCCGGGGCCGGGCTTGATTTCGGCACCCCGGACTTCCTGTTCAACGTCCTCGGGTACAGGCGACCTTACGCGCTCTACAACCGAACGAACATTCTTGGAAACCCTGTCTCCGGTGTCCTCTTGTGCGTTGTCGGTCGGATCAAGGCCGTCGTTTATTGCGTTAATATGGGTGCCGGAAAGGCCGACCCGGGGGATGGTGTCATCGCTACGAATGTCGCCGATGGATTGGTTAAGCTCTTCGGCAGCAGAACGAAGCTCATCGCTACCGTAGAAGTTGTTTATTTCTTCTTCGGTTCCCTTGTTTATCCAATTGTCATTTGGGCCAATGCCAAAGAACGGATACCACTTGCCGGGCTCCACATTCTTTTTGCCAGCAGAGCCGGTGCTAAGGTAGAAGGGCACCTTCGTACCGTTGACGCGCTTGAGTACAATCTTGCGGTTGCCGTAATCAATAATCGGTGCGGAGCCGGAAATTGGGGTTCTGGTTTTTGTCTCCGAGTCATAGATGCTCGACTCGTAGGGGATCGGATCGAGCCCCCTAATCTTCAAGTCCGGTGCTGAAGGTGCTGCGGAGCTAATAGGCTTAACAGCGAGGCTAGGAAGCTCTACAGCGGGCGGCTCTGGGATATCTGCTACTGGGGTGGCTGGCTGCGGGATTTCCTCTGTACGGCCAACTGTGTCGATCTGTGTGTCTGTCTGTAAAGCCTGCCCGGTAAGCCGGTTCCGAAGCGGAATCCTCTTGCCGACCTGCTTCTGGTAACGATTAACCGCGTCTACGGCGTTTACGGGGTCGCTGAAATCGGCAATGAGATTGCCCTGCTCATCCGTCAACTGGAAGCGATCAGTGGCAATCCCAATCTTGTCATCCGGTGCTGGCTGGATCGTCCTTTTATTAAGGACCAAACCACCAATCTTGGGTTGCGCAGACAGGCGCTCAAGACCAGTGTTGATTTCGGCAAATCGACCGGCCTGTCTGGACTGCTGCTGCTCAGTTGTGATGTCGCCGCCAAGCTCTGCTTGGGCTCGAACCTGCTCGGGAGTCCGTGCTGGGGCTGCAATTCTGGCGACGGTCTCAGCGCCACCACCGATAACACCGCCAGCCAATGCGCCCGCAGCAGCAGCGTTCAGAAGCTCGTTCTGAACCGATGCGTCGAACTCAAGAAGCTTTTCGGGGTTTGCCTGTGCAAGCTCAATCGCCTGCTGAGCGGGCTCGGTGAGAGCCTCTGTGCCCGCTATTGTGGCGACCTCCTTAAAGAAGGATTTCTTTGCCGCATCGTAAGCAATACCGGCACCCGGAAGCTTCCTTGCGACAAGAACATCAAATGCCGCGTCAAGGGGGGCCTGCGCAACAGCGCCAACAGTCGCAGCCGTGCCGCTGGTTTCCTCAAGCGGGATGCCCTGCTCTTGAGCTTGACGCTGAAGGTTTCCGCCAATAAAGAATGGCAGCGAAGCCAAGGCGCTGCCTATAAGCGCACCAATGGGAATCGTCACAGGTGCGGCTGGGCCACCTAGCGCACCGACTGAAGCACCGACAAGAGCGCCACCAATTCCAACAGCAGTCTCGGGCGCAGATTGGGCAATGGTGGAACCTGCAAACTTAGCTACATCGCCGACTCCCTCAATCTCGGAGATGTCAGCGACATCCGGCTTGTACTTGGCGGCATACTCTTCGCTCTCGCGGGATTTGTTGAAGAGATATTCAGCAAGGCTCTCAAGGCCGGTTGCTTGCGCAGCCATGCCACCCGCAGCCTCAAGCCGACCCAATGAACCATAGAAGCCAGATTCAAGGGCACCAACCCCCTCTTCCGGAGGTGCCGGAGGAGGAGTGGGTGGTGGAGGTGCTGGCTTTGGATATTTAGCCCTGATCCACGATTGGATTTGAGCATCAGTCGCCGTGTCGCTGAAGTCAATAAATTCATCAGCTTGCGGTACATATATGGTTCGAGCCATCTAACTAGCCGTTTCCGGTAATTGAATTAGTCGAGATACCCCATGGTATCTCCATCTGCGTATTCGGTTCTTGTGAGGGAACCAGTCGCGCCGCCAAACCTTCTCTGCAACATGCGGGACCGTATCACGGCATTGTTGGCCTTGAGATTATTTTCTTCTATTCTCTTTGTCAAGTCCATGATCTCTGTGTCTTTTGAGATCTCTTCCGGCGAAACAATGCCGCTGCGCATAAGGTCGGACACCCGCCGATTGAGATTGTCAGAAAGGTCATCAGCCGCAGACTTGTACATCCTCGCTGTTTCGATCTCTTGCTGAGCCTGCCATTTATAGCCCTCAATTTCACGCTCTGCGCTTGCTGCTTCATTAGCGCGAACACGATCAATCTCCGACTGCTCATACTCAAGAAGACCCTTTGCAATATCTCTTTGCGACTGCCTTTCGTCTTGACGGGCACCAAGCTCATACTTGAGGAGCGCTTGCTGCATTTCTCTATTGTTGGCACGTTCTTCGGCGCGCTCTTGGGCGTAACCACCGCCAAGAGCAGAAAGAGCATTGATTGCCGCCTGCATATTGCTTTGTCCCGGCTTAATCGCAGCCTGTGCAGCGTCAAACCATTTCTGCGCCTTCTCCCAACTTGAAATTTCGCCGCCGTAAAGCTCCTTTAATTTTTCCTCAACGTATTCTCTGTCTTCTGCGTTTACGCCAAAAATTGACTCAAGTCGCTTTTTCCGTTCCTCAATAGAGATCGCGGCTTTGTTCTCAAAAGAAGAGTCTCTCTTGCCGATGTTTGGGTCTGGGGGAATAGAGGCATTGGCAGATCGCTTCGCCGCTCTCTCTCCGGGCATTGATGAATCAAAAATCATTCTTACTGCCGCCTGATATCCGGGGTAAGAATCCATATCAAGATACTTTTGCTCGCGCATCCTTTCAGCTTCATAACCGGCAACCTCTTCAGGGCTGGCGGTTAGCACAGGAATTGGCGGAAGCGATGGATTCGCGTAAGGCTGTACATTCTGCTCCAATACGCTAGGCGGCAAACCAAAAGAGGACTCTGGTTTTTGACCAGATAAGTCCGGATTGTTCTCCAGCATCCTTGCGGCGTCTTCAACGGTCATGCCATATTGATTGGCAATTTCCTGAACGCGGCTGCCATTTGGAACGACCAACCCAAGAGACTGGTATCTCTGTACAAAACCACCACGCCGCATGCCCTGCTGGAGAGCGTCAATGCCAGCCCGCATCTGAGGCGGCGGCATCTGGGGCGGCGTCTGCATCGGGGCCTCAATATTCTGCGGCACACTCGCAAGCTGCTTAGTTAGTGTATCGACAACCGACTCCTGCGGACCACCGGAGAACTGCTCACGAATGGACTGACGGCGCTGAGCCTCTGCCGCAACAAGGAACGGCGGGATGTCACCCGTCGGGTTCTGCATGAGCATCGAGAGCCTAGCGTCTGGAAGGCCCTTGAGGAGATCCTGCTGTTCAATGATGTTGGGCATTTTTTAGCGCTCGTACTGATCGTAGTATTCGGGTTCAAGATCGGCGAGGCCACCACCGCGATATACGACGCCACCCTTGCGGAAGCCACCAAAGCCCTGAAGAATTCCACCAACGGCGGATCCGAGGCCGATGGCATTTTGGAGCCAAGATGGCTTATCATTGCCCATTGATTTCACGGGCTGATAGCCGCCTGACATGCCGCCCAAGACGCCAGCCTGCATCTGCGAAACCTGAAGCGGATAATACCGCTGCGCCAAGTTGTACTGCTCTTGTAAATTTCCTCCAGCCTGAAGGGCCGCGAGGTTCGCAAGCTGCATGTTCTTCTTCTGCTCCGCAAGGAGCGCCTGCTCACGGGCAGAAGATGCGCGACCCTGAAGGGCGGCAAGCTCCGCTTCCTTTGCGGCGGCAATCTGACCAGCCTCGGCTTGACGTGCGCCCATAAGGCCCTGAAGCCCTTGAAACTGAGCCTGAGATGCAAACTGCCTTGAGGCTTCGCCAGCCTGACGGGCAGCCATAGCGCCCTGAAGCCCCTGAAGACCAAGGTTGGCACCAAACTGACGTGACTGTTCCTCGGCCTGCTGTGCCGCCATGTTGTCGGCGAACTCCTTGCCGTAGAGACCAACGGCAGATTCGTATGCGTTCTGGAGGCTCTGAGCGTTTACATCCGCCATCTGCTCCTGCATATTGCGGCGGGCTACCTCTTGGGCAACTGCCGCACCAGATCCACCAAAGGAACCCGCACGAGCAGCTTCAAGGGCGCGGCTTGATGCCGCCTCATCGTACTGCTTCTGAAGGCGGTCTGTTGCCCGCTTTGCGACAAGCTCCTCATAGGGAGACATGCGCTGCTTGATGTTTTTGGTGGTGTAGTCGGCTTCTGCGAAATCCGTAGGGCCGTATCTGCCCTGCCTGCGATACGCATCCTGTAGGTTGGCGTAGCTGGTCGGATCATACTCACCGGCCCGCTCGTACTTTCTGCCGATGTCGGAAAAATTCGTCATGTCGTACTGGCCAGCCTGACCATACTGGCGATACATATCGCCCATGCGACGAAGTGCTTCGCGCTGCTCGGCATCGCCATACTGGCCTAGCCCCGGGAGGCCACGCAAGTACGCCATCGTGTATTTAGACAAGCCCGGATAGCCAGCCTCAATGGCCGCGCTTCCGCCACTTTGAGCCTGATCTAGTACGTCTTGTACGTAGTTGGCTACCGATTTACCTGTTTCTGTCTTTGCCATTTTTTACGCCGGAAGAAATTCGCTGGGGTTGATGGGTTCAGATCCCTTGATAAGCTCGGATCCTTCTTCTCTCAGACGCGCGACCATGGCGTCTAGGACTTTTGCACCGGCCTCTGTCGAACCATCGCCAAGTGTGGCAACAGCCCACGCCGGAATAACATACTCGCCGCTCGCAATCCGGACATCCTCTCGGCCATCAATTGAACCGGGGACCAAATCTGCGACCCCGCTTCCGGGGCCGGACACAACGCCTCCATCTGCGTAGGCGCGGATAAGCTCTGCTGTGGCATCCCTGCCGAACATGCGATCATAGCGATCAAGTGCCTGACGCGGATTAGGGTGCTGCCCACGAAGGGCCGAAATGCCGCCAGCAACTACGCCACCCTTTTCGAGGGTCTGGTTAACAACCCCTCCACGCGCCATCGCCTGACCGGCCATTGGCTTGCTGTAGGACTGGAGCGGCATAATTTGCCTACCGGCACCCCCTGTGGTGGAATTTACGCTTGAGCTTTGCTGCTGCGGAGGCTGACCAGAGCCGCCAATGTTTCCAAGCTGCGGCGGTGGCGACCACTGTGATTGCTGGTTTGACTGAATGCCGCTAATACCCTGATTATAACCGAAAACGGGCTTATTCATAAGGTCCTGCGGATTGTTGTATTGGGCCTGCCCAAACGCTGGTGGAATTCCGTTGAAATACATATTAGCTCACGATCTTCAAGATGCCGCCGTCTGACCAAACACTGCCAGACGGAAGGCCGGTTGAGGTTGTGGGTATGTTCTGGATTGTCAGGCCAGAAATGGGAAATGCCGCGACCTGATTTGTAAGGTCGGAAGCAACAGTTATCGGCCTGATTGCGTCGAGCTTCTGGAGGCTAATCTCAATCTGTTTGATAAGCCTGTTCATGTACTCTTGGCTGTAGTCCTTGGTGGCCAGCGGAAGAGCAGATTTTGTGCCCGTCATCGACGACCATCCTCCCTCATGTCAAGGCGCGGCACCCCAAGACGCCAAGCGACATTGAGTTCATCGCTCTCTACCCGGAGAGCAACGGACCTTGCCCTGATGCGAGTAAACATCTGATCGGTAAACCTGTTAACGGCAAGGGTTGCCGAGGAACTCCTCTGGGCGTTTCGTTCATCACCAGCGCCAATTGCGGAACCCGGATAGTCCTGCGGCCTGATCGTGAATTTGACAATCGGCTCCACGTCGCCGTCATGCACTGTAGAGTTCTTGAACGTGAGGTCCGGTATAATGCGGTTCACGAACATGAATTTCTGGCCCTCCCCGATCTCTACAGGGCTGGACTGGATGTATGCGTTGATCGGCGTTTCGGGGTTGGTGCTGCCATCGTTGAAGCCGGACTCTTGGGCGTACAGGTATCCGTCCACGCTTACGGCGCGGGGGGTAGTTCTGCCCGTCCGATCAATCCAAGCTGTGCGAGCAAGGCTTCCGTAATACCAAGCGTTTTCCGCGTAGTTGTAAACGACATAACGGTCAACCTCCACATCAGCCGGGGCAACCCCGTCCTCTGTGGACTGCGTCTTTGACGGGTAAAACCAGATGATCTCGTTGTTGCCGGAGTCGGCAGAACAGTAGACCTTGTCGCCGTTGTCGGTGTCCAGATCCAAGAACACGTAATCCCTGACCGTGCAGGGTAGCGGTTCAATGCGTCCATTGTAGGAGTAGAAGTTGTTTGACCCCATCCAGAAGGCGGCTGAGCCAGCGACGATCTTTGCGTTCGGACCTATGATGTCAAAGGAAGACCCGACATAGTTGAAGCCGTATCCATAAGGAGGACCGATGTAGGTCATCGTGTAAAGCGATGTGTCGGTCCAGATCAGGATTTCCTCTCTGTTCTGGACGGCTGTGACAATATACGACCCCGAAGAAAGCCTGTTGTCGCCAGCAGTTGTTGTGAGGTCTGCGGCATCCCAATTCGTTGGATCGGACGAATCAGACCAGCGAATTGTCATCTTGTCCTGCGGCTGCGTAACGTCGTATGGATTGCAACCAAAAGCGATGATCTGCCTGTTCTGGTCGGAGACCAAAATCTCAGTTGCGACATACGGCAAATACTTCTTGGAGTATACGGACCCAAGGTTGCTAAAGCTGACGGCGGGGCCGTCGGTGTCGGTGATGTCCCAATAGACGATGGATGATGTGTAAACTTCGCATCCTGTGCCGCCAGACTCCGTCGTTGTGGCGTTGCTCGTTACGGTAAACGTGTACGCATTCGCGTTGACAACGGAAATTGTATGCGTTCCGTTCAGGGCGGAAACAGAGACGCCGCCGATGTCCACAGAAACATTACCGATGATTACTGCATTTCCATTCGAGAAGCCGTGGTTCAACTGCGTGACGGTCACGACGTTGCTGCCGTTTGTCAGGTCAAGCGGATTTGATCCAAGGGTGTAATAGTTGGTGAGATCGCGCGGACAGGCGACCATGTCCTCGCCATAGTTGTCCACCGTCCATAGGCCGCTGTAGTACGTTGAGAGGGTGCTGTCTGGGCCATATCCCCAGCCATAGGATCCAGATACACCACCCCACGGACCACTGCCCCAGCCTGCAAACGTAACATTGGTGGATATGCCGGGATGGAACTGATATTCTACCGATACGCTTGAACCGCCACCAGAACCAGTTGATGTTGCGGTGCCTGTCGTGGTAACGGTATAGGCGTTCGCGTTCACGACGTTCTGGACGATTAGCTCCGTATTGATGGCGGTGCTAAGTATACCGTTTACATTCGACGAGCCAGACACGGTTATATAGTCACCGGCAATCGCCCCGTGAGCAACGTCTGTGATTGTCACGTTGCTTGAACCGTTTACCGTCGCTATCGGATTTGAGCCAAGGTTTGATGTTCGCCGAAGGGGCGTGATGTCAACTATGGTCGAGGAATCATCAACGTAAAATTTGATGTTGGTCGGCATGGCAAGATAGTTGGTGCCGACAAGGCTAGACCACCCATACAGCTTGCGGCACTTGCCGATCAGCGCTGTCTGGTTGGCATATATCTTCGTCCAGCCGCCAATTTTCTCCGGGAGGCCGTTCCTGAAGCGTATGAAATCCGAGTCAAACCACCCGCCGCTATTGGCATAGCTCGTCGTGTCACGGTTGATGCCGGGCTGGAATTTGAGCTTGGAGAGCATCTAGAACGCCCTATGAAAGGTTCTTCAGCTTGTATAGCGTGGAGAGGTATGTGCCGACGAGTTCGTCGATGATGTTCTCGATTGCGGGGACCCCGTGAGCAACCTTTGTGCGGCTCTTCGAGATCCAGTTTGCATCTTCCGTAAGGCACTTAATGATGTCCACGGATTCGTCCTTGCAGGAAAGATCAACGTGGCCGATGATGCCCTTCGATCCCTGACAAGCCTCCACCAGCTTGTCAAGCGTGTCAATCACATCGTCGTAGAAAGACCCGAGTGCCTTATGCTCGGCATAGGACTTCGTTTTCCAGTGGGCCAGATGGGCCTGATTGCGGGTCTTGAAAACCCGGGCGACGAGTTCCTCAATCATTTTTACCAGCCCGCCATTTGCGTGTACTTGTTGGAACCAGCACCACAGTCAGCCTCAAACTCTGCCTTCTGATCCTGACTGTAGTTGCGGCGCTGAACGGATTTCAACGAAACAACCTCGCCGTACTCGTTGACGACGGGCTCAAGCCAATTCGCCTCAAGCGTGTTGTGATTTAGGTCGTGGGTGACAAATGCAAGGTACATATATTCCTCTTAGGTTATGGAGCCGCTGATAACAGCGAATGAGAATGTTGGCGTTTCCGTTGTCGTTCCGCCAGTAGTCCGGAAGGACAGCCTAAAGGATCCGGCAGAAACCGCCGTTACGTGGATTTCGTATAAGTCTGTTCCAGTCCTTTGGTTAACGACGATTAAGTCGCTTGTTCCAACGGTTGAGTTGGTCACGGTGAATGATGCAAAAGTCGGCGATCCAGCCGCGCTGACGAGCGTAATCCTTCCAACGGGGTTATTTATTGTAACGCCGGTTGTCCTGCTGGTGGCCTGTGTGACGCTGGAACCAGAGCCAGCGCCATAGCCAAGGAGGCTTGTTCCAATGACCAAGCAGTCGCCGCTGCTGTCGATCTTGAATCTTTCAGTTACGCTTCCAGCGCCATCGCTTGTGGTCGAGAATATTATAGCGCCCGGAACATCACCAGAAGAAACGGCTCCGTCAACACTGAAGTTAATTCTTGCCGATCCCCGCCAAATCGCACCATCGTAGATGTTTCCGCGAATCGAAAGGATGTCATCGCCGCTTGCGGCTGCGGTAATCGTGGTGGTGTCGCCGCCACGGGCTTTGTACCCCTCGTAGAATACACCACCTGTGCCAGTAGACTGGTTTCCGAGGCCAACTGCGGTCGCAGAGCCAGTCGCGTTCCACCCAATATACTGCGAGCCCGTCGCCCCGACGGCGGCATTGGCAACAGTCTTTGTGTTGGCGTTCTGGACGTTATATATGGCATTCGCGGTGGATTGAATTCCTCCGGTAAACGTCTTGAGGCCCGCGAAAGTCTGGGCCGCAGTAAGCATTGCAACCGTGTCGCCTTCAACCGCGATAACACCGGCAGACACGCGAGAGATAGTCGTGTCGGATACGTTACCAACCTCAAAGGTGGTCGCCTGTGCCGCTCCGCCTACATCCAAAAGATTTCCGGGCGCTGATGTTCCTATGCCGACATTACCGCCTGATGTAATGCGCATGCGCTCAACAGCCTGTGTGCTGGCTGTATTGTCGGACGTTCCGAACAGCATTGCTGTATCTGGGGTCGCGCTTTCGGCAACGGTTGCGATGTAAGCCTTAACGCCAGCGCCGGGAGTGCTTACATCAGATCCGTACCACTCAATACCGCCAATCGGCTGATTTGTAAGCAATGTCGTGTCGGTATTAACGAAGCTAATCGTACTGTTTTTTGAAGGGGAAGAGTATATTGTCGTACTGGCAAGTGTAGTGGTGTTGTTGATTGTATATGTACCAACGCCACCAGTACCCGTGCCAAGGGCGGTTATGTATGTGTTGTAATCAAGGCCGGATGTCCCAAGGAACACTCGATCACCAACCGAAATGGAGCCAGAGGATACGGATGTGATCGTGAGCGTGGTTCCGCTTATTGAACCAACCATAATGCCAGTAACATTTGTGTTTCCGGTGATCTGGAGGACATAACCGGGGTCGGCGGCATCGCCGATATTTACATTGCCTTTTGAGTTAATCCGCATACGCTCCGTTGTTGTGGAAGAACCGTCGGCGGTTGTGCTAAAAACAATACGGGATGGCATATCTCCGAGGCCCGGAGTTCCATCTACCCAGCCAACAATTGAAGCGCCAACCACCAATTCGGTGCCGTCGTCCCCGTTGAAGGTTATGTCACCAAGTACGTCGTTGTTCTGTACAATCGTATTTGTACCGATTGCTCCTCTGGATTTTCCAAAGTTAATGGAAGGAGGGGTGTTCGCAGCAGCCCAGCAATTCACACTAAGTGAAGAATTTTGCGCGTTCGCACCGTGAATCTGAGCCTTTGGAGTTTGCTGGGTTCCGACAAAACTGTCGGTGGAAAGGGCGGTCGTATGCCCCACAATAACCGTTCCGTCTGCGGCAATCACCGTGGGTGTTGCGTCGGGGTTCGTGCTGTCCTCGACCAGAAGTGCATTGCCGGTGCCAAGCTGGGTAATGCGCAAGGCGGCATCGGTGTTGTCTGTGACAGAGATAATCTGGTTTTCGGTAAACGTGTTCGTGGCATTTGTGGACGCCACATTGCCGACGATCTTATTGGCGTCAATGCCGTCTACATAAAGGAAGTACGTTTCGCCATTGGGGATGGTTACGCCGGTCTGGCCAGACACCTTGAAGGTCACGCTGAATCCGCCGGTCGTGGCGTTCTTCACCACGTATAGCTTTTCAATCGCGGGGCAGATCACATTGCGGGCGGCGGTAATGGTGCCGGTTAGATTGATGACCGCATTACGGGATTGATCGGCAGAGCCGTTGTTGGTGGAAAGGGTTGTGTCGCCGCTGTTGGAAACCGTAACAGAGACGTAACCGCCAATCGCCTCCTCAAGGAGGGTGCCAAGGTTGGTGTTCGTGGTTGTACCCCACGTACCCTGCTGCTCGCCGGTTCCAATGAGTTCAAGACGGAGATTGGGAGAGTATGTTGATGCCATGTGCCTACGCCGCTATTTGCGTCCAAGTGGTTGTTTGTGAGTCGCTCACCGGCCCCCAATCCGGGGTCTGAGAATCTGTAACCGGGGTCCACCCGGGAGTTTGCGGGGTGGATACAGAAGACCATCCGGGGCTTTGCCCATCAGAGATCGCCTGCCAATCTGGAGTCTGGTCTGTGTCAACGAGACCCCAGATCAAGACCCCGCCGTTTACATATCCGGTGGCGGATACACCGACCAGATATACAGTCGTTCCGAGGTTTACGGTCACTTCCTCGGCATATCCATACGCCGTGGAACCCTCGACCGTAACGCTTGAGTTCACCTTGATTATAACACTGCCGACGGCAGTAGTGCCAGAGACTCCGGTGACGCTAAGCACTTGGTCTGTCTGGATCTCTGGGGTGCCGACCCCTCCTGTGGCAAGGCTACCGGAGACATCGACATTCGCGTCGGCAGAGACGGTTACAGACCCCGGGCTTCCGGTTGCCTCAATGCCGACCACGTATATGTAATTGACGCTGCGGACTGTTACCGTGCCTGCGGCACCAGTTGCCTCGGAGCCGGACACATCGACATTTGCCGTGCCGGTTACGGTTACATCGCCGGAAGATCCAGCGGCAGAGAGGCCGGTAACGGAAACATTTGCCCCGCCAGAGACGGTCGGCGCTGTAGTCGCACCCGTCGCGGAGACGCCAGTAACCGATACGTTTGCCTTACCGGATACCGTTACGGATCCAGCAGACCCCGTTGCCTGAAGGCCATCAACGGGCACAAAGGAGTTAACGATGACCTCAATTGTGCCGACACTGCCGGTCGCTGAGACGCCGTTTACACTTGCGTTTGCGCTTCCGGATACGGTTACGCTACCGGGCGATCCTGTCGCTCCGGTGTCCAGTATACCGGAATACCCCCAAGGGGCCTCGCCCCAGCCGAACGAGCCCCAGCCTTGGAATGGGACGATTGCGTCGGCCATGGCGATACCTTATTAGGCGATGCGGATGATGGCGTCAGTCGCGTTGGCGGTGGGGAAAACGATCACGAAGTCGCCGTTGGACGAAGACTTGTCGGAACCAAATGCCAAGGTCACAACAGCCGCATTGGATGAGTTGGCGTTGTAGATCAGGGCACCGTTGGCGGTGATCGTGGAAGAAGACCAAGTCGTGTCGGCAAAGTCAACATAGGCAGTCGTGCCGGAGGTGGTCGGAGACACCGATGTAAGGGTGTTTCCGCCAGCGCTGTAGCCGGTACCCGTAACCTCGTTCGACGTGGAATAAACCGTTGTCGAAGCGCCAAGCGTGGCGGACGAGGTGTAAAGGGCGATCTTGAAGGTGTTGCCGCCCGGGTTGTCGAAGTCGTGCAGCGCAGACATAAGCTGCGACTTGAACGATGTACACATAGCCGTGGAAATTGCCACTAGAGCCTCCTGATGATTGCGGCCATGTCCTCATGGCCTTGCTTGCCTAGCTGTGCCGCCAGAGTTGTACGGTCTGACCTTACAGCCTGTTTCATGTAGTGGATGATCGCGGGACGGATACGGTCCTTGTACGCCATCGCCTGATCTCGTATTGCCGGGTGGGCCTCCGACGAAATGAACAAGAGCTTGTTCAGAAGGTCTTCGGCAATCTCTTCAACGGTAAAACCCCGCTCGTGCGTGGTCCGTACCTCAAATGCTCCTACGGAGCCAAATCCATTGTTCATCAGTTCGGCGTGATGCGGGGTTCAGAATTTCTGTACGTGTCGGAACGGTTACGGCCTTCGCCAATGACCTTGAGCGCCTGTAGCGACTCCTTGTACTTCCCGGCGTAAAGGCCAATGAGATCCTGCTCGCCCTTGAGGTACGTGTACGCCTCAAATAGGCAGCCGTACAGTAGAGCATTTTCGGCGTTTTCGCTGATCCAAGTGCCTGCTGGCTGATCAACGATGGACGCCGGTTCGTAGAAGTAGTGAAGCTCGACTTCGTAAGATGAATCCGGTGGAGGACCGATCAGGAAGGTGTCGTTGTCGAAGATCGCGTAGTAGCGGGGAACCCCGGTCGTCGATGTAGAGGGATACGCCTCACGGAGAAACGCAACCTCCTTCGGGAGCAAATACTCGTATGTGCCGTTGTTGTTCACGGCAATGGAGTATGTCGCCAGATAGTCCGTCGGGGTCGTGAGATAGCGATTGTTCGCCGTCAGGTTGCCCGTCACGTTCTTCTTGAGGACCGGGATCTGCACGTCATAGTAGATGCGCTGCTCGGCCTGCCGAATGATCGTGTCCATATCGGTAGTCGAGATACCATTCGAGTCTACCTGAAGGTAGCCGTGGATCGCATCTACAAGCTGTGCATACGTGAAGGCCATATCAGCCCTGCTTCTCCGAGATCCTCAGACCCTTCGTCGCGGCACCACCGCCGCGCATCTTCATGGGCTTCTTCAGGATCTTCATGTTCCCGACGTTTACACCGCGCCGCATGCCGCCTTCAACGGTGGCATCCGACGGGTCCTTGAGCCGTGCGTTCTGCTTCTGCATTTTAGCGACCCCGCTGGATTTTGGTCTTCTGAAGCCGACCGACACCGCTACCGGCACCAGCCCGCATGTCACGATGAGAGCGAGCGGGAGCATTCACAATGCCGCCAGCAGCCATCTTCTTTTTGCTCTTCTTGATGATGGTGACAGAGCTACCGCCCGTTACGTCACCGGCATAAGGATCGGCCATCTCCTCGATAAGGCGACGGAGACTTTTGCGCTCCTTGGCGGTGTAGCCGACCTTGCCGCCTTCCGCCATCTTCTTCCTGTACGTGTACTTCATTTCTTCCTCTTACTTGATTTTTCCGCGAGTGAGCCCACGCTGAGCGGAACCACAACCACGAACCATTCCGCCGGAACGCATGTCCTTTGACAACCTGCTGCCAACCTTCGGCTTGTAGGCTTCCGAATCAGAGCGCTTTTCGGGCCCCTTGTCGCTCAAAGGGAGGTTGATGTCCTTGATCGGCTTCGCTGTCGGCTTGTCTTCCTTGTCTCCGGAGGACATGCTGTCCGGCCACGCAAAAAAGTGACCATGAAACATGACTCCGGGTGTCCCATCTCTGTGAACACCAAAGGCCAGCGGACCAAGGCCGACAAACTTACCCGGCTCTGTTGGGGCCTTGATCGGCTTTGACATATCAGACCATCCTTCCGCGCCCGCGCCCGCGCTCAGCCTTACCGGCACCACGGACAAGGCCACCAGCCTTCATTCCAGAAGCTTTCAATCTGCTGCCAACCTTTATCGGAAGGTCAATATCCTTGATCGGCTTGCCTGAAGGCTTTTCCTCATCATCCGATGAATCCCCGGGGGAGTACGGGGATTCGTAGTAATTCTGGCTTGTCGGCACAAACTTGTTGCCAATCAGGACACCTGTCTGGCCCTCCCTATTTGTACCGGCAACAGCAAGACCCGTGCCGCCGAGAAGATCAACAAACCTTCCGGGGCTACGGGTGCCCATGCCCAAGCCCTGACTAAGCGCATAGATCATGTCTGCTGCGCCTGTCGCCGCCTCTTCTTTTGTGGGCTTGTCTTTTGCCATGTTATACCATCTTTCCGCGACCAACGCCGCGCTTCGCGCAACCACCGGCACGCTTCGCAAGTCCACCCTTGGCGAGGGCCATGCCGACACCCTTACGGGCGAGACCGCCACCACGCATATTCTTCTTGGCCTTCACAGCACCGCCCTTGCGGAAACCGCGACCCATCGGAACTGAGTCGGCATCGGATGTCATTCCGCCGCCAGCCTGATAGCCTGTGGCACCACCAATAGAACCACCACGGCCCATCGGCTGAGCGCCGGAAGCAATGCCCCGAGAGATAGCGGATGGCATTGCGCCACCACGACCCGGGAGACGCACTGGCTGAGCTTCCATGGATGCCATGGCACCACCACGACCCATGGGGACGGAACCAATATCAGATGTCATTCCGCCACCACGGATAGGGAGGCCCATAGCCCCACCGATGATGCCCTGAATGTCGGAGAACGAACCGCCACGGCCCGAGCGACCAATTGGACGATACATTCCCTCATTGCCACGCCCCGGCCTGCGCATATAGGCATCGCTTGAGGCAAGAGCCTGCATACCCGGCTTCAGATTTGACGCGCTACCGTAGCTGGTAATTCCGCCGTCCTGCATACGCTTGTGAGACTTACGGGCCTTGCCGCCATGCTTCATCTTCTTCATTATAGTTCTCCAGAGTAAGTGATGGGGCTCGGCACCCCGTTGAGATAAATGCCGATCACGCCAACCTGTCCGGTTCCGTAAACAGCGGGGTTTCCTACGGGGTTCCAGCCCCAGAGTTCGCGGCTGACAACCTGTGCAGTGTCAGGCCGGGGATTGTAGAGGGCTTGCGGATCGTTGATCGGCACACGCCCGACGAAATATTGAGGCTGATCCTTGTCGAGGCAATAGGGGCAGTTCTTGATGTTTGTGACGCGACCGGCGACGACTTGAGGCTTTAGCTCGTGGAGGTCATACCTCTGGTTGCATGTATCACAAAAACCGAATGCAAGTTTTCCTTTGGCATACGGAACGCTCATTCAGAAACCCTCCGTATCTGCCAGCCCTTTATGCCGCGAGATCTGCGCCTGACCTTCCTGTTCATGTGGTTAACGACATTTGGTAGGTCGAGACCAAGGGACTTGCAAGCTTCAGAGATCGTCGGGAAACGCAGGACAATTCCGTCCTTTTCGCACTCGACAGCAGACCCTCCAAGCGACCTAGATTTCTTGATCTTGGTCGCAAGTGAATATTTCCGGCCAACATTCCACTGATTGCCAATTTTGGCAGCGGCCATCCTTGCCCGGGCTTCGGGGGACCGAACTGCACCCTTGGTGCCGTCGCCTCCCTCAGTTAAGTTTACAATGCCAACGCCCATTTTACGAAGCCTTTTTATCAGGCCCCGCTCAAGGTCGAAGGCGATATCCTCCGTCGAACACTCCATCTTTCCCACGAGGATCTTGTCCTCGCCGTACTTGTTCAGGATGTTCATGTGATGGCGGTTGTGGTAACGCTTCTTGAACGACACCCGCGTTTCGTCGCCCTTGCCAACATAGAAAGGCGTTCCGTCGGGTTTACAGTGGATGTAGGCATAGAACGACATCAGAAATCATATCCAACAAACGGGATGAACCTGTCGCTGGAGCGATCCCGGTCCTCGTCGGCGGCAAGCTGGAACGCCTCGTCGTAGAGATCCTTCAGCATGGAAACCCTATCGGCGGCTTCCGGCTTTTTCAAGGCAATGTGATATGCCAGCCCGGCAACGAGGGCATTGTAGAACCGGAATGGGATCTCAATCGTCTGGCTTACGGGGTTCGTCGCGTCGTCCATACGCTTCAGATACCAGTACGCGAGCGTGTAAACGGTGCTAGAGTCCGGAACCGGCCAGAGCGTAATCTGTGGCGAGTTTGTCGCCCTGTTTACATAGATCTGGTAGGGACGCCCAGTCTGGTCCTTGGTCGGGATGTTTGCGTATGTGGACACCGAGATCCTGTTCAGGGAAATGTCGGTGTTGATTCCGGCGCTGCTCGTCCGGCACACATGCTCAATGTAGTCAATCGCGTCAGCCGGGAGCCCGTCGGCAGACGTGTAGGTCTTCTGACCGGCCACAAGAGTAATGGTGCCGGAACGAACAGTCCAGAGGTTAAGGCCCTTGTTGGCCCACTCCGCTAGGAGGAAGTTCATGCTGCGCCGAGCAGTCTTCAGGTCATAGCCAGAACGCAGTTCAAGGCCAGCCCTCTCGTAGGCTTCCTCGACCAATTCCCCGATGTCGGGGTTCCAAGTTGTCGTTCCGCTTGTTGTCATCTTTGATCCTAAGTGTGAGCCCCGCTCCAAGAGGCATACCGCCGATTACAGGAGCCGCCTGCCCAAATGCTCACGTTCCCCGCTATCTTAATATTTGCCTCTGTCGCCCCTGTTGGGGTCCTTCGGGCCAAGCTTTTTGGAACCCCGCCTATGGACCGGCTTGCTGCGCCCCCGGCTCTTTTTGGTGAAGAGGGGGAGGCTATTCCCAATTGCGTCTTTCTTTTTTGCCATCTCAGGTCCTCGCGGACGGCTCGCGTCCAGCTAGATATTCCTGATAGTCATTATAGTCCGGGTCCCCCGGAGATGGAATTCCGACGCCAAGGTCCCAGAGGTAATACTGGTACGGCCTCCCGGTTGACTCTTCCGGTGCCGGTGTCGCGCCCGACGGATAAGATGGGCTTGTGGGGTTGTATGCTGTTTCGTAGCTCTGTTTGCCGCCAAGCTCACGAATTGGAGCTCCACCCTGATACGCAGATCCACCATACCCCGGGATTGGCATACCCTTCGGGATTACCCCTGAAGCAATTCTCTGGTTTTGCCAGTCTTGCATGTTCTCGTCAGTTACGTCAACGCCAGCCTGCCGCGCAAAAGGCACAAGCTGCGGGTTGTCGGAAATAATCTGCTGCCTCTCCTCATCAGTTCTTGCTTGCATAAGGGAGCGTCTGGCAGAGGATGCCGGATCGGTTATTGTTTCACTGAAATCTCTGCCCGTGAAGTAGTCAAGACCTTTTTCGACACCGGAAAGAGCCAGCGAACCAAGACCTCCCGTAAAGGCTCCGACGACCCCCTTTGCCAAGCCAATACCACCGCCAACGACTTTGTCGTTTATTTTGTCGTAGCGGCGCATGACCTCTTGGATTTTTTGATCAACATAAATTGGGCCATACGGGACGGCGGGCTTTACCTGATTTACGATATCTTCCTCTTGGGACGGTATAGCGATTGATCCCGCTGGGGCCGCCGGAGCCTCCGGCGGCACATCCTCCACCATAATTTCAGTGCCAAGATACTTTTCACGGTAGCCCGGCGGCAGCGAATCGCTTGCATATTTTGCAAACGGATTTGTTCTATCCCCGATTGCGGTTGGCCCAATCGGGCTGTCGTACTTACCAGCAACAAACCCAATCTTTCCGAAGTCTGGGCTTCCGTATGCTATATTCCTAAGTTCGAGATTAGTGAACGGGCTAATCTTTTGTGATTGTGCCGACCCCGTGGTCGCAGGCATACCAAGACCTCCGATAACGCTCATGCTGATGTCGTTCTTGACATCCGGAGATTTGTTTGCAATTTCAAGAGAAGGAATACCACCAAGGCCAGCAACGCCGCCAGACGGAGTTTCCGGCGAAAAGTAGTTGCCAATTGCCTTGTAAGCATCCCCGATGGCCTGCTTGAGCGGTTCAATCCTGCTGAACCCGAGGGCGCTTATCCCGCCGGGCTCTGACATCCACATATTGCTCGGCTGCGTGTATGGGGAGAGATCAGGATCAGTAGGACGGCGTGAAGTAGGTGAAGATATGCGAGGCCCAAAAGACCCCTGCGGCGCGTCTGGATAATATGTTTTGATGGGGGATATCGGGCCAAAAGTCCCGGAAGGCGCATCAGGATATGAAGTCGGCAATTTTAAATCTGTACTGGATCCAAATCCGGGATACGACCCAAGCGGAGATATACGGGACGGACCAACATTGCCAAATGCTTCTGTTCCGCTAGAAGGACCAACGGGCGAAAGAAGGCTGCTACGACGAGTATCAAGTGAACCAAAGCCGCCGCCCGCACCGGGGCTCGTCGGTGTAACCGGACGATAAGAATAGCTGGCAACCTCGGAAAGAGCGTCATGTATCTGACCGCCGCCAATCGCAACAGGCGTTTGCATCGGGCCAACATTGATAGAAGAAATGCCTCCCCTTCTGGAGTCATCCATGAGTGCCGAGCTAAGCGAAGCTTCTTTGGCGTTGTTAACCTCTGCCGCGTTCTGTGCGGCTGTATCGGGAGACTGCTGCTGAGACGGAGATGGCGATTCGGGTGATGCAGCCGTATCTCTGGACGACTGATATGCACCCGTGGATGACCCAGA